CCAATGTTTAAAGCGTTTATCCCTAAAATTTCAAGTATATGAATATTATTGTTAATCTTCTGTATCATTATGCAACTATTAAAGCTCCTATTTTATCACACAAATCACTATTGCTAGAAGGTGTAGCACCGTCTACAGTATCAACTTGAAAACCTGCGCTACCATCGTAGGATAATTCCAAGTCATTAGTACCGCTCAATAAATGCACCTTTACCATATCAGAAAACAACTCTACTTTCTCTATTTCGTTAGCGTTATAATACGCTACAGATATTGTATAAGTAGGGTAATACACCCCAAAATCTACCTTTATATTATTTACTGTACTCGTTACTACTATATTTGCCATATTAACTAATTTCTCTCCATGTTATTGAAGCTATTACATCACTATTACTACTTAAAGGTGTTGTGCATAATACAATCTCATCACCTACTCCAGCTATTGTAGAACCTAATCTAATAGCACTTTCTATACTAAATTCAGCAGCACTATTAGCACTTACATATCCACTCGATAATAATGTAGCCGATGTAGTTGTTACTGTATTACCACTACCCGAACCCTTAGCGGTTTCTATACTTGAATTAGCTACTGCACCATAAGTAAATGTACCAGCTACAGTAGGATTAAGCCATATCTCCCATTTCTGACTATCATTAGTAATAGCTAAAATTGTGAAATTTAATAAATCTACTAATGTGTCAAAATAAGAACTTCCTAACCTCATACCTATTAAAGCGTAAGTATTGGATGTACTATTGGCGTCTACGTGAGTAGTACCCATATTATCGCTAAGAATCTTACCTAAATTCTTTATTTCTCCTTCAGTACCATAAGTAGCGCAAATAAGCCTTAACGACCCTGTCCCTGAACCTATATGAGATATATCAGCTCTAATAGAGTGATTAGGTGATGACATATAAACGCCATCACTTAAAATATAATCTTCTTTATGTGCTACATAGAAATTTCCTCTATAAACAAAACCAAATCTAATTTGCCCAACTCCCAACCATTCGTAATCTATCCACATTAACAAATTACCTCCGTCAGTAGTTAAAGCTAAATCTATTCCACTTGCCCCAGTTCCGTCCATAGGATCGTCCCAGTTAGCTCTAGTTACAACCCTAGAAGAACCGCCTAATGCGTAAATTTCAAAAGATATATTACCTCTATTGTTATAAAGAAAAAAACCATCTAAAGAAGCAGAAAAAGGCGTAGTAGTTGATGCATTAAAATAACCAACTCTTTTTACCGCTCCATTTTGAGTGTGAAATTCTCTAAAAGTTATTAAAATTAAACTACTTTTGCCACTACTGTAATTAAATCTTTGCTTTGTCTGCATTATAGCACTATCACCATTCCCCGATGTGGTTAGTATAGATTCTGAACCGCTAGGATTGTAAGTTACCGCTCCACCTCCTATAACTTCTGTGTCGTAAAATAAAGGTAAATTATCGTGAATTTGCTTTAAATCTGCCTGACTATTAATTTGTGATACTCTTAAACGATTAAAGGCATCTATATTAGTCTCATTTAATACCTGATTATCTATAGATATATCCCCCGATACAGGTAAAGGGTTAGGTATTACGGTTGCACTACTATCTACTTTTTTTTTAGTAGAAACAAATAAATTTAATTCACCTACTGTAGCAGTTAATACATCAACCACTAAATATAAATTATCTAATACTACATCATAGCTCTCTACAAATATACTATCACCACCACTTACCATAGTTTGTGTAGTATCTGCTAAAGGCTCAAAATTAACACCGTCTGAAGATTGAGATAAGCTAATAGAAATATCAGCATTCAATGTAGCATCTGCAATAATTTGCATACCCACATAAGTACCATTTATATTACCTAAGTCTACTGGTACTGTATAAGTCGATATATCTACACTACTAGTCAATTAGATTGATTGTATAAGCGTTAGAAAAAGTGTTAGTATAAGTCCACATACTAAACTAATTTACCTCTTTTAGAATCTACAATAGCTTTAGCAGTAGAATTTTCGATAAGATATTCTTTATTGTCTTTTTTAAGAATGATTTTAACCATCTTAGAAGTAGGAAAATCTTTTACAATTTCTTCCTTAATTACTTCTTTTAGTTTTAATTCTTTAGTATTAGATTTGCTCTTTGCCATAATTTAGGTAGTATGCCTCTTCACATACTTTCGATTTATACAAATATACAAAAAATAAATTAATAAGTTTATTTATTCTTAGTTCTTAGTAAATCTTTCCAAACATTATTGATATGTATATCTAAATTTGACGGTATTCTAAAGCCAGTAAAATAATTATTATTTATCCAATACTTAATCCTTTCTAATAAAGTATAAATAGAAATCTTTTCAATTACTTTGCCTTTATTAATTCTATTTAATTTCTTTTTCATAACACAAATATAACAAAAAAAAGAGTGCTGAATTAACAACACTCTTTTTAAATTTAAAACTCAGGGGATACTCAAAGCAATTACTCTGTTACGAAATTATCTCCCGACTCGGTAAGCAAGTAATCACCGCCCTCCGAGATTAGTTAAGCAGTTTCTAAAGCTGCATTAGTAGTAGCAAATGTACCTTTAACGAATGCTGTTAAATCATTGTTTTCTATGATAACTTCACCTCTCCACTCTCCTAGAATAGTTCTCATATTCTTAGTGAAATCATTACCATCTAAACCAACTTCTACCATAATAGCTCCTTTTTCAGCAACTATAGCCTTACTCATATCACCTACTAAGAATGTACCTTGTGCCATTGCAGTAGTTGTAATGATTGGAGCACCGTCTAATGATTGACTAGATGCAACTTCCATTAATCTTGTAACATATCTTTGGTCAGTAGCAGAAGATAAAACTTTTACCATTTTCAAAGCAGTTAAATCAGATGGATGCATTACGATTGATAAAGAACCGTTATGATTAGCCAATCTAATTTGATTCATAGCAACTACTAAAGAATCTACATCGTTAGCATTATCTACAGCTAAAGCGAATGTACCAGCAGCAAAAGCAGTAGCCTGAGTATAAATACCGTTCAAGTCTGTACCTGTACCACCACCAATTAATACTTGAGAATCGATTCTTAAAAATAATCTTACAATAAGTTTATTTCTTAACCAACCAGCCATAAAAGTAGGATCATCTAAAAGCTCCGTAGATACTTTAAAATAAGCAGTTTGCTTTAACAAAGAAACAGAAGTAACAACAAAATTGTTGTCTATTTGATTTTTACTTGCCCCCTCTAAAGTTCCAGAAGCGGAACCCTCCTGAGAATTTTCATAAACCCACTCAACGGTATTACCAGCTACAGAAAGTTTAGGAACTAAAGAATAAATCTTAGCTTCTCTTTCTGCTACATTGTTTACACCGTCAAGTCTTTGTGCTTGTGGGATAGTACCAGTTACATTAGATGTAAAAGTCATATCTCCTACTGTTTTAGTATCTATAGCAAAAGAGAAATCATGTCTACCATTCTTAGAATTTTTGAAATTCTCAGCATTATCTTCTAAAGCCTTTTCAACTGAACCTTCGATAGCATTAATTTTTGATCCTGACAATTCACCGCTTTTGATTTTCTCAATAACGATACCTTGCATTTTTAAAGCATTTTCTAAAGATTCTATTTTAGATTCTTTTAAGCTTTTTACTTCATCGCTTAACTTAGCGAATGCATCAGTATTTTTTTCTTCTTCAAGTGACTTTACTCTCGCTTCAAGTTCACTCTTTTCGTGGTTGAATTTTTCAGTATAGTACCCTTGTAATTCAAGAGCATCCATAGCTTCCAATTCTGTATTTGATTTTTTTACAAACATTTTTTAATGAATTAAGTTTTTTAATAATAATTGTTTAAGTTGTTCATCTTTCGAATCTTTCAAGGCTTTTTGAACTTCCTCTTTTGTTGGTTTCGACTTATCTATTATCAAAGTATCTTTATCAAATGACTTCAATGAAATAAGTGAATTATATTTTTGTTGAATTTGTTTAAGTTTATAATCGATATTCTCTAGTCTTTCGTCTGTTCCTTTACCGTTACGCAAAGCCTTTACTAGAACATTCATATCGTTGTTTAAATTTAATAAGTAATCACTATTTACCAATCCTTTTTGGAT